TCCGCAACATACGCATCATGCTCTGGATGCTGTGCATCCAAATACGGCCCGTCTTGCCGCATAACCTCTTTCAGTTGACGCTGCGCCTCTTCTGGCGTCATTATCAACTCAGTCGGTTCACCGACTAGGTTATCCTCTCCAATCTGCTCTGCCAAGGCAGAAAACATTTTTATAACTTCTGGATGATCTCCAAGCATGCGGCCATCCGAAAGCTGCACATCCTCAAACATGTCCATGCCCTTTTCGCCCAGCAGCGTCCTAGCGGCGCTCTGAGCCATTCCTATGCGCTGTTCATACGCTTGGCCGAACTCTTGCCGCAGAACTTGCTCTGACTCATATACGGCGCTCTCAGAGCGGCTCTGAGCGTCTGCCTTGGATGTCTCGCCTGTATCATTGATGAATTTGGCAATGCGATCTACCTGACGAGGCTGTAGCCCCGCTTCCCACATGGCCTGCTTTAGGCCAGAGATAGCATCTTTGCTCATGCCATCGCCTAAGTTCATCTCATAGGCGTCAGCATTATCTGGGCGCCCAACAGAATTGTAAAACTCATTGTACTGGTCATCTGTCCAGCTCTTACCAGGCTTTGCAATTTTATCAGCGCCAATCATGCGCTGCGCGTTCACATAGCTTTTCGCCAAGCTGGCTGGGTCTGTAAACGTCCGCAGTGACGGTTCGCCACGCAGATCCTCTGGCAAACTGTCCAAAAATCCTACAGGCGCAGCTTCTGCACCCCCTGCGACTTCTTGAGATCCAGTGTCTTGGATTGCCTCTTCGCTCATCGTTTTTCCTTCTCTTCGGTCAACATACGGACAATCAGCAGCACCGCTGCGCGCTGACCTTCATTAAATGCAGTTTCATAAGGATTGTCCGAAAACGTGGTTGTCTCATATCCAAACCTAGATTTGAGATCACTTAAAACTTTTGCGCCATCCTCTGTATTAAAGGTGCGCCGGTAAGCTAACTTCAGATCGTCTATTTGCTTCATTGACCACCACCCTGAGTGGCCTTAACTAAAGGCGCAACATTGCCAGCAGCCTCAGACGCCATCATCTCACGCTGCATCTGCTCTTGAACTTGGGCCTGCTCGGCCTGCTCTTTGCGAACCTGTTCAACCTCATCAGCACCTCTGATAATCCGAGCCGGCAGACCTGCTGTCTCAACCAAATACTGAACCATCTTGTCGCCGTCCAGATAATCCGTAACAGGCGCAACCTCACTAACTTGCAGCAAGATCTCAAACCCGCGCAGCATCGCCTGCAAGTCTGTAAGCTTCTGAGCCTTGGCGAGTGGAGAAACGTACTCAATGTCAATGTTTTGCCCCTGCAACTCTTCAGGCGGCTCTGGAAGTAAGCCAGCTCTAAGAAGTAAAGCAAAGGAACGGTCGATCAGCGGCTGGAGTAGCTCGGCCTGCAACCGTCCTAAAACAGGGCCGAGCAAACGCATTTTCTCCTCGTTCCTTTGCAATACCTCAGTCGCTGTCATGTTGGCCCCTTGGCCTAACAACAACTGATCTACATAAAACGCCTGACGAATTGAATTTCGGCGCTGCTCTTCCATGTTAAGACCTAAAGGATTGTTTGCGCCAATGTTCAAAGGCTCCAAACGATCCCGTGTCCCCGAGCGGTAAAAGTTTAACGCGCCAGGTGTAGTGCGAACAGGCATCATAAACCCGTCATCTGGAACCATCAAAGGAGGATCAATCTGCTTTTGAGCCGCCTTGATTGTCGTTTCAGACATCTTGTTTAACATCTTAACGTCAGGCAAAGCAGTCATTGCTGGCGATCTGCCGTAAGTAGAAACGCTATCTTTGACAAAGCGCGGACACATAAAGGGAAACTCATCAAAGCCGCCCTCAGAAAGCAGCTCAAGATTGTCAGACAAGTAATAAACAGACGCGACAGGCTTGTTCTTGGCTAGTCGCCCAGACGCCTCTGCGCGCGGAAAGACAGCGTGGATCACTTGATGCTCCTTATAAGGATCATCTTTTAAGTCTTTTTCTATCTGTCTAGGCATTTTAACATTAGGGAACTGCATGGCAATCGCCCGAGCCGTCAACTTGAACTTACGGTAAACAGTGTCAACCCTGCCGCTAGGATCTTCGCTTATGCAAACCTCGGCAATGTGGCGACACGCAAACCGCAAACCACCTTCTTCATACTCAACGTAAAAAGCCCCTGTGCCAAAAACAACCAAGTCATAATACAACTCATGGATTTCTTGCTGAAAGTTAGACCGATTGAAATGCTGGTACATCTGATCCATGCAGATCTCTAACCACTCATTCGCTGCATCGTCGCGCTGCAATCCAGTGTCGCGGTAACGCATAGAAAACCAAGGCGTACTTGGCGAAGTTAACATGCCGTGCAGTGAAGACGCCAACAGCTCAACAGCATGGATAGCCGTGCCGTCAAAAATACGTTCAGTTCGCTTGTCACCTTGGGTGCGCTTTTTAGTAATATCTGCCTTACGAGGCAGCATGAAATCAGCTAGCTCTTGCCAGTGTGACTCCCAATTGGAACGCTGGCTTTGTAACGTCTTGTATCGCTTATCTAAACGAGCAACTAAAGGTTTTACTTCTGCCATTATTTTATCCCATAACTTGTCATCAGTGTGCGCTTAGGGCGCGATTTAGAATCCTTAACACCCTCAACCGCACCACCCTGCGTCCGACCAGCCATCTTTTGCTGCGCGCGTTCCAAAGGATCAACAGTTGACTGCCCCAGCAACGCAGCAGGCTGGGCGGCATTACCACCCATAATCCCTGCAATATTGCCCAGCTTCTTTTTCTTAATAAGCATAATGCTATCCAATCAATGACCGGCGTCTGCGCGTCTTGCCTTCTTCCTCACCAGAGCCAAGCAAACCGCCAGGTGTTGTAAGAATAGTTGATTTGCGCCCCTTCGTCATCTTTGCTATAGCTTTGTCTTCAGCAGGGCCAACAGATGTTGTCTGAGCAGCAGCTTGCTGAACAGCAGCGCCGGCAGCAGTTCCAACAGAAGCGGCAGAAGCTTTTTCAGCCGCTTCAGCCTTAACATCCGCCAATGCTTCAGCTTTTGCAGCCTCATCCTCTAAAGCCGCCGCAGCGTCTAAAGCATCTTGGTCAACAACACCCGTAAAGCTGGCGTCAGATTCTATCTTCTCTTCTTCCGTTGTTACGCCATCAGCATCAATGTCGCCGTCAACAGTGAACGTGTCTTCAGCAATTTCTTCAACTTCTGTTAAAGCAGTGTTTGTTACCTCATCAAGAACAGTTTCTGTCTCTGCCTCTGCCTCTACCTCTACCTCTACCTCTGGCTCTACTGTCATAATTGTGGTTGGCTTATCGTCGTTCTGTGAGCTTTTCATAGACTGCTCAACTGCGGCTCTAGATCTTGCCTGCCTACCAGCAAGGTCTCGCTGATAAGCAGCATTCTGTTCTTTAATGCCTAAGTCCATCAAAAGATCGTCAGTGGCGCTGTTCTTGGGAAGATCCGACACACTCCCGCCGTAGCCTTTGCTCTTGTCACTCTTTGGTTCAGGACTTCCACCACCACAAAAAGCACCCATAACTAAACATCCTTATATGTTAAAGTTCCCGCAGAAACATAGCCCAGGCGCCCCAACAAAGCAGCGCCCCTTTCAGTGTTAACGCCAGAAGTCGCACCTGTCAAAATTTGACTTGCACCAACGTCCCGCGCCCAATCTTCAAAAATCTTCATAAGCCTAACACCAACCATGCCGCCTCTATATTCAGGCTTGACATACCATATATAATCGCCAGCGACTAGAGTGTCGCTATATGGGTGCTTAATCGTCATGCCAATAATGCAGCCAGCAAGGTCTTTGCCAGCCCAACAACCTAAAACTAAACTATCATCGCTGCAAATACGGTCATCAACCCAATCGCACATCTTGTCCCAATTAAAGTCAATAACGCGCTGGTAAGACTGAGAATGAAATTGCTGCGCCAAATCAGTCACAGCCGCAGCGTCTAAAGAAGACGCCTCCCTATACTTACGCCGCAAATGGATCATATTCCATTACCGCCATTTTCTGAGAAACCGCCATGCGATCCCTGCTTTCTCGCAAACCAACTGCCAAATACCTAAAAGCATCCGCTGCATGGCTCGACCAATCATGGACAGGCGAAGACCTAAAGCTCCTAGTGCGCTCGTTATACGCTCTATGATACTGACGCAAACACTCCAAACCATGTCCGCACTTCTCCCTGTCAAACCATAAACGCGGGATCAACATCTGACCCGCATGGATACCATCCTCAATCGGAAGCTTAGGAACAACTCGAAAGTTTAAACCCAAGTCCCAAGCAACCTCACGCCTACTCTTGCCAGACCCTAACTCACGAACCTCAATATCGTGCGGCGCATTGTGATCCCCATACAAATAGCCCTTTGACGTTAAAATTTTGCAGTAATGAGGCAACCCCTCTCCACGGGCCTCGTAAAAATCTATCACATGTATAGCACGACCAACCGATTGCGTAAACCATATCGCTGTGCTGTCGCCAACACCCAAGTCCCACCAAGTGTCAACACGCACACTCGGATCATAAGGAACATTGGAAATCCGCCCATCCAACTGAGCAACCTCCATCTCCTTGCCATAAACAGCGCCAGGAACATTCGCATTCCAAGAACACTCAAATTCCTGCTGATACTGGTCATGCGTCATCATAGACTTGGCAGCAGACAATTCCTCATCATCCAGCAAGCCTGTCTCACTCGCCTTGTAAACCGCAGCCAGCCAATCAGGATTGGAAGCAGCCTCTTCATACTTATCAAAAAAAGCATTGTGACCCTTCGGCGTCCCGACAAACACACACCAACCCTTGCGATCAGATAACGCCGGCCTCAACACCTCGGGAAAAACATTCTCAGGCATGTCGGCAACCTCATCCATAACACAACCGTCAAGATAAATCCCACGCAAGCTGTCTGGATTCTCAGCGCCCAACAAACTAATCCTAGCGCCGTTAGGCAAATCACAACGCAATTCAGTCTCATGAAACCGAACATTCGGGATCTTGCCTGCAAACTGTTTTATATAATCCCAAGCAACATTCTTCGCCTGGCGATAGGTGGGCGCCATGTAGGCATAGCGGGGGTTCTCTTTCCCAGACATCAAGGCATCGCGCAAAACATGGTTGATCGCCCAGACCGTTTTGCCAAAGCGGCGGTGGCAAACAACTACACCCCAACGCTTCAAAGACATCTCATCGTGCAGCTTTAACTGCAACTCCCTCGGCTCATAAGGAATCTCAATGTGCGTCAATGCTCCGTAACCTTCTTCTGATCCCTGAATACCAGTATGTCATTACTCTCAAGGATAGCCTCGTATAAATCAATAAGCAATATTGCCGACTCAATCTGCTCAGATGCGCTGCGGCCAGTGACAACAGTATCCCTCAAGGCCTCTAGGTGGCCTAGCATGGCTTGTTGCGAAGGCGACAGGGAGTAAGTCAAAGTGTCTCTAGCTCCGGTGTAATATAGAGGTATAAGGGCGCGCGGTTTTGCGGGGGGTGGGGGGGTCGGTTTGCGCAAAACGCATGGCTTAACCGTAGAGTCATAATGACTATTATGTTAAATAGAACGCAAGGCATTGTTGTTGTTGTAGATTTTATTCGCGACTGCCATGCAGCAAACGCAAACCACAAGATGTTGTGCCTGCCCTGCCTCGCCGGCTTGGCGCCGAGGTGTCTCAGCATGCCGGCTTCACGCGCGTAGCTCGGACGCTCAGGATGTGATGTATACACATGATCCGACATCAATGCTTCGTCACCGCGTCTTCCTTTTGGTCAGGCACAACCTCAGTTGTATTGACCTCGACATCACCACCAGCCCAACTGATTGTGAACGTCTGAGCCTGTTGCTGATCTTCCTTCTTGTCTCGTATGCCAAACGGTTGGTTCCTTGCTGTTGTCCACTTGAGGGTATCAATCTCCAGCCTGCGTCTGTTGACTTCAGCGTTCAGCTCTCTGACATCCAATCCTTTTGGCAGTGGAGCCATTGCTAATCCATTAAGGTGATCCACATAATACTCTGCTTGAAGTATACGCCCTTTGCGGTACAGCTCCCACATTTCTTCATCGCCTGCCACTGCTCTTGTGACTGCTCGATATGTTGGCATTCCGTTTGACTTAACAATATCGACTAGGGTTTCGCCTTGTGCTAGGCGATCCACTATCTTTTCCATGATCTCTGCGTTGACGGTTCTACTTTTGCCCATGTCATCACCTCATCTGTTTTTTGGGATCATAGCACAAAAAAGGCCCAGCGCAATAATGCTGGGCCAGTTGTTGAGTGTTGAGCTGTGGAAACAGGTGGAAGCAGCTCAACGGGCAATTACTTTTTATCAGAATGGGATGTCATCATCAAACACTTTCGGCTTTGCTCGGATGTCGATCATCTCTGCGGCTGGGAATGATTCTTTGACTGCCTTCTCGAACTCTCCGGCTTTGTGATCTCTGAAGTGTCTGTATGCCAGAGCCACCTCTCTAAGTGTTAGCAGCTCTAGGTCTGGCCGTTGCTCTTTAATCTTCTGCCACGACCTTCCGTCTTTCATAATGCCAAAGGTCTCGCCATCCAGTTCCATCTCCCAGATGTCTGTTGAGGCTCTCTGTGCGCCTAGTCTCTCTGCCTCTGCATCCATTGCTTTGAGGCCTCTTACGACAACCTCTGCTCTGACCTTACATTCTTCTGGATTGTTTTCTCCGATAGCCTTGTTCATCTTTGCCATTGCTGATCCATACTTCTGCGCTGTTTCGACGCTGACCAATTCTGGCAGCATGTCGATGCCCCACTTTGTGTCCATTTGTATTGCCAGCCGATCCATTGGGGCGATTGCATAGTCACACATGATTTGATCCTTATGGGCTTGCGGGTTGAATATTCTGTCTGCCTTCTTTTGGCGCCTTGGCCTCTTGGGCTTCTGCGTGTCCATCATCATCTCCACAGTTCATCCACCACAGTTTCGTCTAATCCACATTCCACCACAGTAGTATGTCTAATACATACAACTACTGTGGTGGAAGTATTTGTGGCCTTTTCTTCCACAGTTCCACAGTTCGCCCACAGTTCAGAAAAACAACTGTGGAAGTGTGGAAACAGCATCAAACTTCCTCCCAATTGATCCACTCACCGACCACCACGCACGGCACATCTCTTCCGCTTCGGCTGTCTCTTATCTCTGCGACTTTGAGGTTGCCTGTGCTGATCCATTTCTTTGTGATTGCTTTTGCCTTGGCTTTGTCCCCTGGCTTGTCGATGTCCAGGTCGAGCTGTTCTGCGACTGCATTGCCGATCCAGTTCTTTGCTCTAATGTCTGATCGGTATGCCTTGTCGTTTTCCTCTGCCTTGCCGACTGTTCTTTGGACATCGTAGAGGTCTTTGGTTGTGACGCCGTCGAATAGATCAGGCAGTTTAAATTCTGTTGCTACGCCTATGTGTTCACCGTTTGCTATTTCGACTGAGATCATGCGGCGATATGTTGCCTTGTCTGATGGCGGTGCGAGGTTTGCCTTGCCATCGTCCTGGCGGAATATGCCGAGTGCTTCTTGTTCGTCCACCCCAAGTGCCATTGCGTCTTCTGGAGTGATCCTGTTTATCACTCTTGCTGCTCTTGCTGCACCGATCAGACTGCCTGCACCGCGCACTGAATCCACCGTTGCGTCTTCTCCGTTGCCTTTACGGATGTGATGCACAAGCTGTACTGAGCTGTTGGTGTCTCTTGCCAGCTTCCTGAGCATTGATACGACTGCCTGGATGCTGCCATTGTTGTTCTCATTAA